TGGTGGCTTTAATGAAAACCCGCTCGGTTTCCTGCGTTGTCATTGAAGGCGTTGCATCTCGGCCTAAACAAGGCGTGGCATCTATGTTTAATTTTGGATATTCAGCCGGCCTCCTAGAAGGCGCTGCAACGGCTTTGGGATTCCCGGTGCAAATTATCCCAGCCGCAACATGGAAAGCTGGCGCAGGCGTTTCTAAAGACAAAGGCGTTGCCCGCATGATGGCAACCCGATTCTGGCCGGGGGCGGCAGATAAATTTGCGTTGGTCAAAAATGATGGCCGGGCAGAAGCCGCGCTGCTTGCTCGATGGGTGGCGTTAAAAAAATCGTGATGGCGCGCATTTAGCTATTGCGACTCGGATGCAATACCGTTAAATCTTGCATCAGGACAACAACGAAAGGGCAAAAAAACTTACCCGCCTTTTTTTATCATGTGAGGACAAAATGAACACAAATCGCATAACTCTGGCGCAAGCTGGTGGCATGACCGTGATCGAGATTGCAAATCTCGATATCGATCTGATTGCCGGGTTGCTGGAAGACGTTGCCGAATTGGTGGCGCAAAGCAAAAAACTAAACGAACTAATGAATTCGGCTATGCACGAACGCTTTAACTCGGTGGCAACCGCTGTTCGCAAAGCCAAAGGTGTTGATACCGGCACCGTGCGAATTATTGAAGGTGCCTATACGGTTATTGCTGATCTTCCCAAGAAAATTGATTGGGATCAAAACGGGTTGCAGCAACTGGAAGCCAAACTGGCCGAAATGGGCGAACCTACCAGCGATTATATCAAACTAAAACGCGACATTTCGGAAGCTGCATATAAGGCTTGGCCGTCGTCGCTGCAAAAAATGTTTGAACCACATCGCACAATGGCGACAGGGAAACCGACATATAAACTCGTCAACAAGGACGCAAAATAATGGCGATTTCCCTTTCTTCCATTAAACGGGGAAATATTCCCAAACCGCCGCGCATCCTAACTTATGGGGTTCACGGTATCGGAAAAACCAGTTTAGCGGCTGGCGCTCCTAACCCTATTTTTATTCAAACAGAAGATGGCATGGGCAGCATCCCGCGCGACACTTTCGGTTTGATGAAATCCTTTGACGATGTGCTTTCGGCCATTGGTTCCCTTTATGCGGAAGACCACGATTATCAAACCGTGGTCATTGACAGTTTAGATTGGCTGGAACCCATGATTTGGGCGCACACGGCTCAGGAAAACGGCTGGAAAGATATCGAGGCTCCCGGCTACGGCAAAGGCTATGCCGCAGCATCTGACCAATGGCGCAACTTTTTTGATGGGCTTAATGCTCTGCGCGACGATAAAAACATGGCAGTCGTGATGATTGCCCACTCTGAAATCAAGCGGTTTGATTCCCCGGAACACGAACCGTATGATCGATATGTCATTAAATTGCATTCACGCGCTTCTGGCCTTGTGCAAGAACACGTTGATGCGGTTCTGTTTGCCAATTACCGCGTTACAACCGTCAAATCTGATGCTGGGTTTGGCAAAAAAGTCACGCGCGCAGTCGGCGGAACTGATCGGTTACTTTACTCCGTGGAACGCCCAGCGTTCCTGGCAAAAAACCGTTATGACATGCCGGACACTTTGCCGCTCGATTGGGCGGCAATTGCTGAATACGTCCCTTATTACAATCAAACTCTGACCCAGGAATAGAAGAAAATGGCAAGCCTTGGAATGGACTTTAACGCCAACAGCGTTGCTCCCGCCACAGCGATGGAAGTCGTGCCGGCTGGTAAATATACCGCCGAAATCGTCAACAGCGAAATGCGGGACACAAAGGATGGGAATGGGCAATATCTTTGGATGGAACTCGCAATTACGGAAGGACCTCAATCTAACCGCCGATTGTTTGATCGCTTGAATCTTGTCAATGGAAATCAGCAAGCAGTCGAAATTGCGGAAAAGGCGCTTTCGGCCATTTGCCACGCGACAGGCAAAATGTTGGTTTCAGATAGCGAGCAATTGCACGGCATTCCAATGACCATCACTGTTCGCGTAAAGCCGGCAGGCCCTGATCGCAATGGCGTTTTGCGCGAAGCACAAAACGAAATCCGGGGATATGAAGCGGTGAGCGGACGCATTGCCTCCGCGCCACGCCATCAACCGGCTGCCGCACCACAAGCACAGGCATCTAAGACCAGCGCCGCTCCCTGGCGCAAATAGATTTTCCAATGGCGTCCTGGCGGGCTTTTGCCCGCCAGTTTTGGAAAATCGGGGGAAAAATCATGGCACCGATACCGCCGCGTCAACAGCAAACTGTTGATGCGATTTATGCATCATACGTAGCCAAAGCAGACAACGGATTTCGTGAGCATTTAGGCGGCTCGCTTATTGGCGATTCTTGTGAAAGATCGCTTTGGTATTCTTTCCATTGGACGACAAAATCCGATTTCAGTGGTCGCATGCTTAGACTTTTTGATACCGGAAATCTGGAAGAAAATCGGCTCGTCAAAGACCTTCGCAACATTGGCGTCACCGTCATGTCGGTTGATCCGAATAACGGTCAACAATGGCGCGTTAGGGATGAAACCGGCCATTTTGGTGGAAGTATGGATGGCGTCTGCCTGGGGCTGCCTGAAGCACCCAAAACATGGCATCTGCTGGAATTCAAAACGCATAGCTTAAAATCCTTTGCCAGTTTGAAAAAAGACGGGGTTCAAAAATCCAAACCAAGGCATTGGGCGCAAATGCAAACTTACATGCATCTCGCCCACATTGAACGCGCGATGTATCTTGCGGTTTGCAAAGACACTGATGAAATTTATCAAGAACGCATTCATGCCGATCCGGCGGAAGGCATAAGGCTTGTTGCCAAAGCTGCTCGCATTATCAATTCTCCGCGACCGTTGGAACGCATTGCCAACACCGAAACTTGGCACGAATGCCGATTTTGCGATCATCATGCCGCATGCTGGCGCAATGAGCCGCCTGATCGACATTGCCGGTCTTGCATGCATTCCACGCCCATCGCTGATGGTAAATGGTCTTGCGAAAAACATGGAAAGGCGTTAAGCCTTGGCGAGCAAAAAGCGGGATGCGTTGATCATAGATTTATCCCGGATTTTGTGGCGGGCGAGCAATTCGATGCTGCTGATGACGGATCATGGATATCTTACCGCCGGGCTGATGGCACGGTTTGGAACGACGAAGGAAAATAACGTGGGTCGAAAAACATATGTCTGGAATTCCGAAAAATACGCGCTTTTTGCCAAAATGTGGGAAGCAGGCGATCCGATTGATAAAATCGCGCAAGCATGCGGCGTAACGCGCGCTTCGGCTATTGCTTACCGGCATTCGGCTGGTCTGCCATCACGCGATGCGCTGACGAAAATAAGTTTTGTGCAAATGCTCGAAAATGGCATGTCGCTGGAAGCCATAGCCAAAAAGATGAAAACCAGCCGCAGTGCATTGACCGATAAAGCAATTAAATTGGGAATTTACAAAAAAAACGGAGAACGCAAAGTAGCGCCGCCTCCCGCATCAAAACTTACGCCCGAACAATTGCGACGAAAAGACGCAGGCGCAGAACCGCTTCGCGCATTTCATCCGATTGCTATGGAAACCCTAGAAGCTGCGGAAAGGATGCGGTTTGATGATTGAACTTCGTCCATATCAACAAGCGGCAATTGATAAATTGTATGAATATTTCAGCGCCAATGACGGCAATCCACTTATTGTTATGCCGACAGGAACTGGAAAATCAGTTGTCATTGCTGAATTTTTGCGCGCGGTTTTGGATGGCGCTCCCTCGGAACGGGTTTTGGTTTTAACGCATGTCAAAGAATTGATTGCGCAAAATTTCGCCGCATTAATTCGATCCTGGCCGCTGGCACCAGCTGGAATTTATAGCGCAGGTTTGAACAAGCGGGACATTAACGCGCAAATCTTATTTGCAGGCATTCAATCAATTCACAAGCGGGCTTACAACATCCAGCGTTGTGATTTGGTGCTGATTGACGAAGCGCATTTGCTTGGTCGCAACGACCAAGGCACGTATCGGAATTTTCTGAATGATTTGTTGCAGATTAATCCAAACCTAAAAGTCATCGGTTTTACAGCTACGCCATATCGCATGGATAGCGGCATGCTGCATGAAGGCAAAGATCGGCTGTTCACCGATATTGCTTACGATGTGCCAATTCTCAAAATGATCGAACAAGGCTATCTATCGCCGGTTGTTCCCAAGCAAACCAAAACGCAATTGGATGTTTCCAGCGTTGGCAAACGCGGCGGGGAATTTATCCCCGGCCAGCTTGAGGCAGCGGTGGATATTGATAGCGTCAACCGTGAAGCGGTTGAAGAAATCATTGCCCAAAGTGCTGATCGTGGTTCCTGGTTGGTGTTTTGCTCCGGCGTGGATCATGCCCACCACATCCGCGACATTATTCGAGAAACCGGGTTTTCCTGCGAAACCGTTGTGGGTAAGACCCCAGCACCTAAACGCGACCGAATTTTAGATGATTTCAAAGCCGGCAAACTTCGCGCGTTGACTAACGCCAACGTTTTAACCACCGGATTTGACGCACCAGGAACCGATCTGATTGCATTGCTTAGACCGACGAATTCGGTTGGCTTGTATATTCAAATGATTGGTCGCGGCACTCGATTGGCAGAAGGCAAAGATAATTGCCTTGTTTTGGATTTCGCCGGCAACACCATGCGGCATGGGCCAATCGATCAAGTGGATGGCCGGAAAAAACCCAAAGATGATGAAGGGGATGGATTGGCACCGAGCAAAACATGCCCGGAATGCCAGACAATTAACGCGGCTTCCGCTCGGATGTGCCAGTCGTGCGCATATGAATTCCCACCGCCAAAAATCAAAATCGACACCAAGGCGGCGTCGCATGCCTTGCTATCGACTCAAATTAAAATTGAATGGTTGGATGTTACCAGCACAAAATATGCGCTTCACATCGGGCGAGATGGCAAACCAAATACCATGCGCGCCGATTATTATTGCGGGATGATTAAATACTCTGAATGGATTTGTTTTGAGCATGTTGGATATCCTCGGCAGAAAGCTACCTCATGGTGGCTGCGGCGCGCGTCAACCATTCCCGTTCCTGATACGGTTAATGAAGCCTTGGACGCTGCAAACGCCGGCCATCTAAAAACAACCGCTGCAATTCGGGTTCGACCTCAAGGTAAATACTTTGAAATCCTATCGACACGTCTTGTCGAATGATTTAGTTCGCGCAATTCTGAAAACATGGCCGGAAGCAACCATAATGCGAGACCCTACACCGATTGAAATTGAAGGTATGATGGCCGCCAGTGAAAAAGGCGGGGCATATCTGGACAGGATTGGCAAAACCGATTTAGCTATTATGACCAATAATGAATGGATGAGTTTTTTGGAAACAGCCATCCGTGCATATGAAGAAAAAACCATGGAACTTTACGGCGATCCACCGTTTTGAGGAAACACGTTGATGGTTAAACTACACTTTGACGCCACATCCCGTCCGCCGGTTTCAACCATCAGTTTGACTTTCGGAAAATCAAAATCCGAATTCAGATGGACCGACCGACGATCAATGACGTTTGATGAATTCGGCGCTTTGCTATCGCAAGACGCGATTGGTCAAAAAGACGGGACTTGTTATACGCCGGCCACATTTGCCGGCAACGCCCGGCGCTTGGATCAAGCCGTTAGAATTGATATTGTGGTCTTGGATGCCGATTGCGGCCACACCTTGGATGAAATTCGCAATGCCCTGCTTGCCAAAAAATGGCGGGGCATTGTTCACTCAACCTACAGCCATTTGTCAGATACCACCGTTATTGCGGCAGAAGCGGCTGATAAATGGATGGCAGAAAACGGCACCGACGATATCGGAGCTTATATGCTATCCAAAAAAGGCTATTTGCCGCGCATCCTCAAAGGCGCTCGGATTGCGGACGAAACCCTTGATGGCCGATCTCGCTCCTACATTGTCAAGCATCAGCCCTGCCCAAAATTCCGCATAATATTACCTCTGCAAGATCCGTGGATTGCCGACGATTATGAAAGCCAGTCGGTGGCCAACGCATCCTGGCGAGAACGGATCGGCGCATTGGCTCACGCGCTGGGCTTGCATCACGATCAATCTTGCGTCGATACATCCCGCTTGTTTTATTTTCCCCGGCATCAAGCCGGGGCGGAATTTATATTCTTGCCCACAGAGGGCGATGAATGCCCGCTGTGGGCGTTGCCGGACGTTCCCGCCACTCCTGCCGCCATGCCGCTGTTAGAAGCCGCTCAGGGGGCTGCAAAGCCTACGCTGGTGCCGGCGGATCATATGATCTACCGCGCTAACGATGGCACATGGATTAATTTATCGGAATGGGCTGCCGGCAAGGCGAATGAATTTGAAATTGTTAAAGCAATCCGCACCCGCGCTCCGCATATGCTGGGCAGCAGGCGCACTGGGGTCAAGCAGCATATTTTATGCCCGCACAATGACGCGCACGTCACAGGCGGAAACGATACCACCGGAACCTTTATCGTCAACGCATCCCAAGTAAAGGATGCCGGCCTGCCATCGATCACGTCGGGGTTTGTGATCCACTGCGTTCATAATGGCTGCGCCGGTCGTGACCGGCTGGCATTTGTCCATAAAATGCTTTGCGACGGCATTTTATCCATTCCCGATCTTACTGATCCAGAATTCCTGATAGATCCACTTCCCCGCGTGGATTTCACGGCTCTCAAAACCCCAAAAAAAATAGATACGTTTGCCGCTTTATATGCCGACCTTCCTGGTGTCATGCATGACATGCACCATTACATTTGCGCCACTTCGGCCAAACCTCAACCCGCATTAAATTTGGGAGCGGTTTTAGCATTCATGGGCGCTGCCATTGGCCGAAAGGTGAAACTGCAAAATTGGGGTTTGCGTCCTAACGTTTATATTCTCGGCGTTGCGCATTCCGGCAGTGGAAAAGAACGGGCTTTATCGGCTTGCAAGGAAATGGCTCAAGCGGCGGGGTTGTTTGAAAAATTAATTGGCGTCGAGGAAGTGGCATCCGATGCCGGCATTATATCCAGCGTCATGGAACAACCCGCCCAGGTCATGCTTTTGGATGAAGTCAGCAGTTTGATTTCAGCCGTCAACAGCCAAAAAGCCGGATCGCATATGGCCGGCGTGATTTCAACGCTGTTGAAGCTATATTCATCCAGCCATACGCGGTTCAAATCAAAATCATACGCAGATAGCAGCAAGGTGCAATCGGTCGATCAGCCCTGCGTATCGCTTTACGGATGCTCAACCCCGCGTGGGTTGTTTTCCGCTCTTACCAGCAAGGATATCCATTCGGGATTGCTATCCCGCGCAGTGCTATTTGATGCCGGGGATAACGATCCACGCCGCACTCAACCGCAGCAAATGCCGGTGCCGCAATCCATTATCGATTGGCTACAGGCTTGGGACGCCATGCCGCTGAATAACAATCCTCTGAATTATGCGGGCGGCAACCCAGTTATTGATCCAGTGGTGGTGATGATGACCCAGGATGCAATGGACCTGTCGGAAGCATTTGAAGACGAAATGCACATTGCCAAGGTCGCCGCCCGCGCGCGTGGAATGGATGCGCTTTATGTGCGCGCTGGTGAAAACGCTTTGAAATTTGCCCTCATACGGGCTTGCGCACCGCCAGCGGTATCGGGTGCCAAAGGCCCAGCCATAGACAAGTCCACGCTGCGTGTGGATGCCGGCATTATGGCGTGGGCAATTTCATTGTCCCGCTCCACAATCGAAAACATGGATAAAGCCAGCCGGGATCAAATCAGCGATAGCCTTTTTGAGACCAAAGTGAAGCTGTTCCGCGACATGGTGAAGCAAGCCGGACAAAGGGGCATTACGCTGCGCGAAATGGGCAGGCAGTCAGCCGGTCGCCTCCCAGATCGGGAGCGGCAAGATATCATCCGCTTGCTGCGGGAAACGTCAGATATTTATTTTGTGGAAAACGTGAACGCCGGCAAACGCGGGGTGAAGCGGGCTGCTTATGTGCATGGATCGTTTATCCAAGAACCGCCGCAGGAAGATTAAACCCGCCAGCCAGACCCGCAGCAAAGCCGTTCAATGAAAATTGAACGGCTTTTTTATGTTTTGCGGTTCAAGCAACCATTTTGCCGGCAATGTGGCATGCGGCACATTGAAATGCCAAATTGATGCAAATTGATTTGCCTGCAACCTATTGAAATAAAAAGACGATTTCGTTTCGATTGTTATTCGTCATATTTGCACAGGATTCTTTTATAGAGGGGGAAAAGAGAAGGTGCTAAATCATTAAATTTCACATGAAAGACAGGAAGGTGTGACGAATTGACGAATAAGAGAAGTAAGTACTACATATATATATTATCTCTTTGATTTCCTTCATTTTTTTAGAACCCGTTATTCGTCATCAATTTGGCAAGCAATCTGGCAAGAATGGATTTTTATGGCGGATTGGGAAAAGCGAAATTTGTCTAAAATTCATGTTGATAAAAAAGAAAAATAATGATAGATTCATTTTGCTAATTCAGAAAAAAGGAAAAAGTAAAATGATTAAAATCGAAAAAGGTGTCTTAATCGCTGCCACTAAACCAGGAAGAAAAATTTTATATCCATTTGCTCAAATGGAGGTGGGCGATAGTTTTGTTGTAACAGGAGATGCAAAAAAAATTCTTTCGGCAAAAGCCGGAGCATCAAAATGGAAATCTCAAAATCCTGGATGGGATTACGGCACCAGTAAGGTTGCACAAAATGAAGTCCGCATTTGGCGCACGGCATAAGGAACCCGAGATGAACAAAATCCACCTAAATGCAGAATCGCAAACCTACGGAAAACCATCATCACAAAATAAGTTTTCCCGCGAAGCCATAAGCCGGTTTGGGGATAGGGAAACCAATATGGCCGTGCCGGGCAACACAGCCTTGTCTGTGGCCTCGCACATCATGGCGGCATGTCGCGCCGGGGAATATAGCAGGCTGCCTTCTACGGCCACCACAGGCCTGCTTACGATGGCGCAGGCTTTGGTCGATGTTGGCGAGCAGATTGAATCCATGCAGGCTGAAATTTTCCTGCACAGGAAACGCGTCCGCCGCAAATGGTGGCAAGTTTGGAAGTAGACCAAAAAAAGCCCCGCCAGTGTATTGGCGGGGCAAGTTTGGAAGATCACGGAGGAAACGCAGATAAAATACTTACTCGGTTTGCGGAATGCAATCTATTTTGGTATTAAGCTAAACATCATCCACTTAAGGAAAATCCATTGAAAACGCGAACAGCTACTCTCACCCGCATCGAAACTTCCTGCGCCAGTTATGCAGCCGGAAAATCCATGCAGGAAATTGCCGCAGATGCGGGAGTGTCGCCCGCAACAATCTGGCGGGACCTTAAAACCGCCAAAGCCTCCGGCGATATCCGAGCCTCCGGGCTGAAAGACAATTCCGGCAATCAGGTTTCAATCCTGATGGAAAAACTGACCGCAGCCGGCGAAACCGGCATGAACCTGGATGCGATCAAAAATCTATTCTGGCCGGAAGGAACGCTCCCAACCAACTGGCGATTGGTCATTAGCGTCGTGGTCAACAAATCGCGCAAGCGGCTGGGCGTGACCATAAAATGCAAGGCAGGCGTTTATTACCTCTCATAAAAATTTTCTATGGGGTTATAAGAAATCCCTATATATGCACTCATTAAAAAACCCCCGGCTTCATAAACCGGGGGTTGTGTATGATATTTTGCGATATTTAAGACGCAACAGGTTTTAAATCAGACAACGCGGCCTTTCCTTCCTCAGTGATATACCACCATGTCCGTTTGTCATATTCTTTTGTAACCAATCCCAATTCAAACAACTGACGCAATCCGCGCAAATGCGGACCTCCAACTTGTTGATGATGTTCGACATATTCCAATGCGGCTTGCTGGATCGGAGAAATGGAATTCATAACACCCAAATCCCGGCCAAAGATGGAAACTCCTTTCGGAGCAATTCTCTGGCTTCTTCTGCAATAATCCGATGCTCTTTTTGCGTCGATGGATCGGTGCGGACAGCAATGTAGTGAATCCACTGGCGCAAAGTGCCGTTGGCATACATGCGTGTCGTCATTAGCCCTTCAGGAAGCACGGCGCGAGCCTGTTCTTTGGCAATGCCGCGTTCTAGGGCCTCCTTGTAGGTATCCTTAATATGCTCAATGATGCGCCTTTGTGCCAAAAACCACCAAACCTCCAAATCCTCGTCCTGTTTGCCGGGTTCGATGCTGTTCTGCCGGTTCTTGTGGTCCTGCAATCGCGCCTCGCGCGTTTCGAAATCCAGCGATTTCGTGGAATCGGCATAACGCTGGCTGAACTCCTGAAATCGGAACCCGTGCCGCAAGATTTGCCGGCCAATGTCGCGCGTGGTTTCGATCTCCATCACGATGTTGACCATTTCGAAGATCGAAAAGTGCTTATTTTCATAGCAATACTTCAGCAGCTTTCCTCCGGTTTCGGTATTCATCTGGTTGTCGGGGTTGCTCACCCTGGCTGCGTAGACGATAAATTCCTCGGGTGTGTTGATGCCCTCAACGCGAGGCTGCGTGACGGCGACGATGCGAACTTTTTTCATGTGTTGTCCTTCAGTGCCTGTTTGCCGGTTCCAAGCAGATCGGGCGCTGCGGCGATCATGGCGGACCAGTCCGACTGCGCGTGTAACATGTTGACCTCGTTGTCCGGCAGGCCAGCGCTGGCTGTGTCAATAGACGCACCTGCCCAGGCTTCGGCCATCGCCTCATCCGCCTCGATCGGCACCACCTTCAGCCCCAGGGCTGGCAGGGCGGCGAGGAGAGCGTCGAGGGCAAGGTGGCAGATCACCATCGCGGCCTGAAGTTGTGATGGGATCAGTGCGATCTTGTCTGCCATCGCTTCGATCACTGTTTCGCGTGGTGTCATTTCGGTAACTCCGGGAGGGGTTGCCCATGTGTGGCTGTGCGCAGTTCGTCAATGCACCAACCGGCGTCATCGTGGTAGCGGCATACGGATTGCATGGCGGGCAAGCCTTCGCGTTCTGGCGCGTAAAGCAACCAAAGGCGGCGCTCGTCCCACGGTTTGTCTGCGTCCGTTGGTATCGTCTCAATCGGCTGCCAGGGCGAAACGATCGTGGCGGCGAGGCGGTCATCGACTGCACGGGTGTATACCTCCGTGATAGGCGCGACGAGGGGGATGCCGTGGTATGCCACGCTAACCTCGACTAACGCCCGCAGCGCATCCCGATGCACAGTTACTAGGTCGGTCATTTCGCACCCCGCGCGGCGTCAACGGCGGCTAGACCACGCGCGATGTGGCGGCGGCAGGCGCATTCATCCGGTTTTGATCGGCATAGTTCCCAAGTTTTGGAACTGCAAACACACAGATTGTCCCCGGCAACCTCATAAAACACCTCCACCGGATCAAGTTTCGGCGGGTTTTGCGCGGCGGTGAGGGCGCTTACGGCGGCTTCTAACTTAGAGAAAAGCGCGCCATCAAGCATGTATTGTTTAGCAGCCTCAATCACCGCATCCTTCAACGCCTGATGTGGGTCGGGGGTCGAGAGTGGCTGAAGCACTTGCATTAACACCGAGTCTTCACCGCCGAGCGGGCGACGCAACATCGCAAATTGTCCCACAATTCTATCGATTTTCACCGTCGCATAGTCACCAACTTTCCATTCGCTCATTGCTTCGGCTCCTTCATCTTGGCTTCCAGCCGGGCGATGGCGGCGAACATCGTTTCGCGGTCTGACGGGAAGAAAGTGCGGGCCAACGCCTTTAGTTCCACCAACGGATCATGTGGCACACGTTCGGTTATGACGGCATCGACAAACTCACTAGTTTCAATGCTGAATCTGTTACCAGGACACTTAGGGTCCAAGCGGCGGTCAATCATCCGCTCCACCAACGCAACCTCAGCAGCAGTTATCGCGCGGGGGATAGGTTCGATAAATGATTGGTCAACAACCACCATACCGCTCATGGTGAGAACCTTGGGCCACCCGTGGGTGGTCACGCCCATCACCCGCAACGTGATTGCGTCGCCAACTTTCCATTTTGTCATTGTTTTGATTTCTCCATTTTGCGCACTTCAGCTAGGCCAGCCGCAATTTCAAGACGACAAGTGCAAATGCTAGACATTGGTCGGCAAACCTCCCATGTTGCAGGGCTGCAAGCCATGTTTTTGGCAGCGCCATGAAACACCTCCACCGGGTCGGAATTTTGCTTTGTTGGCGTTGTCTCTGAATTTTGTTTCGGTGGTGTCATTGCAACAACAAGGGCGTCATATGCCTTAAACAAACTCGCAACAGCCAACGCCCAATCTAAACCAATTTCTGAATTTGTTGTTCGCATTTCTCCAACAGCGTCAATCACTGCCTTCTTCAACGCATTATTGGGGTCAGTTGGAAGGGGACGGAGAACATCGGCCATCACCACGTCGCCACGGGCATATTTGTCACCATGCCGGCGCAGAACAACAACGGGTTCGTTTATCTCCACAATATCCACCATCGCTTGGCCGCCGGCTTTCCATTCAGTCATTTGGTGTTCTCCGTTGGTTATTATTTGTATGTAACCACGCCTAGCCCAGCACAAATAGTGCTCTAAATTGGTTTTTTAAACAATTATCCCAATGCCCGCCAGAACAATTCCAACTGCCAGCCTCTCCCATCGGCGGCTCATGATTCCATGCCCTATTAGCCCACTACCAGAAAACAGCAGGCAACCGGCGGCAAACATCTCTCCCGGACTGGTCATTTCATTCGTCCCCCTCTTCTTCTGCTTCCTCTTGCGCGGTTATCCGCGCGGCGCTGACTTTCATTTTCATTCCTCCGTGTTATTCCAAGCCACCTGTCGGCATCAGCCGGCGCAGGGTCTCGTTGGCCCAGTCTGCAGCCTTGTCCTGGCGATCTAAGCCTTGGAATACCCTGCTGTGGGTCTTCATGCCCACGCCGACATACTCGTGCACGATTAGCGCGTATATGCAGTTAAAGCCATTTCCTGGGGTCAGGTGCACCGTAAAAACACACTCGTCGCCGTGGCCTTCGACCACAATTACCCCTGCTCGGGTGGCGGTCACGCTCCAATCCCCATGATTGGGCAGATCGCCTTGGACGTCCACCATCAGGTCAGAATTTACAATAGTAAACATATGGGTTACTCCTCGATCCAGGCGGCTACGGTGGACATCTCGGCCAGCTCTTCGTCCCGCGCATCTCGGGCGCTGGCGGGGAAATACCAGCCGTCTCCCACGTCCTCAAATTCGCCTTCCAGGTTGGTGATCCAGCGTTCAGCGTGTTCGCGATCGATGAATTGGCGAGTGGAGTGGATCTCGTCGATCGTTTCGATGCCGAATTGCTCGTCAGCATTGAGCAGCACGGACCCCACCTTAACGGTGATGAAAGCGGCGGATTGGTTGGCGGTGATTACGGTCATTGGGGTGTCTCCTGTATTACCCAGGTACAAAACCACAGCGTTTGTAGGCGTGTCAAGTGTTTGTCTTGGAACTTGTTGGGCTTGTGACACTAACGGGGTCGGCATAGTATGTTCTTGCGCTTATGGCGCGTTTTCTCCGAAACTTGCCCCGCCCAGCGCCTAACCGGCTGCAGGGCGGGGTCTTTTTGGACCCTATTTCGCTTTCTTGCCTTTGGCCTTGCTCCGATATTCGATGCCGAAGCGGCTGGCGACAATTCCGGACCCGTCCGCGTCGCACAAGACAATTTCGCCTTCGTTATTGCGTAGCCACGCCCGCAGACGATTGGCGAGGTTCATGCGTTGCAGGCCGGGATTGAGGACTTCCCATGTGGTCCGCCACACCTTGTTGGCTTCCCCCGTGGCCTTCAATGCGTCCACATCCACCTTCGTCTTGCCCCGTCCCACAGGCTTGCAGAAATTGTCCCGCAGCGCGCAATCCAGCGGGTCGTTGGAGCCTGGGCCATGCGGGTTGTGAGAATACCGATCGTGGTACCCGGTGGACATCACCCCGCATTTGCCCGCAGGAGCGGTCTTTTCCTCTTTCGGGGATTGGAACGTCACTTCCCCCTTATCGAAAGCGTCGAAGGCATCCGCCGGGCGGTCGAACTCCTCAACCGACAACACAGTA